GGTGGACATCTTAGGACAAAGCAGGACATTTCGGGCGCATTTCAAATGATAATTGGATCATCCGGAAGCGTCACATGAAGGAGCGCCTTACCGTGCCAGCGACGAATGGTGCGGGCATCTGCACAGAGCTCCATCCCGATCTGCTCCCATGTATAGTTATGGATGTAGCGGTACTTGAGTACCATGCGCTCGTCGGTATCAGGGACTGCCTCAATGACCTCCCGTATCTGTTTCTTAAGGTCTGATAGCATTTCCAGCTCACCGGCGATTTTCTTTTCCAGTGTCCACAGCTTCTCAAGCGTCCGGACAAATGGTGCTTCGGTATTACGCGATGTCTGCACGCGGTCTTTATCATATTGGATAGCCGACACGCTGCCTGCCATCTCACGCAGGTTTTGTGCTTCCATCGTGTCGGACTTGATTCTCTGATCAAGGCGGTAGGCCTGATGGAGATATTCTTTTACTGTCATAAGGACTTCGCCTCCTCTCGTAGTTTTTGTATGAGATACTCGCCGTCCACACTGGTTAAGGCCTTGTACCAGCCGGAGCGGAAGAACCGTTCACACTCCATTGCATCCGACATAGCAGCTTGATTACCGGACTTCTTTTTCAGGCGCTTCAGGGAGTCCCGGTAATCCTTCACTGCCTGCAGCACGATGGCATTGGCGAGATTTTCATAAGGATCGGTCATCACACCACCTCAATGTCAGCTTTGACCGCGTCAATCAGTGCGGTCTGCGTCATTTCTTTCTTGGATAGCGCCTTTACGATCCTTTCGTCGATGGTGCCCTTGGTGATAATGTGCTGGATCACCACAGTGCCGGATTCTTGACCTTGCCGCCAGAGACGGGCGTTTGTCTGCTGATAGAGCTCCAGCGACCATGTGAGACCGAACCACACAAGGGTGGAGCCTCCGGCCTGAAGGTTTAAGCCGTGACCGGCAGAGGCCGGATGGATGACTGCTACAGGAATCTTTCCCGCATTCCAGTCAGCAATATCGCGGCTGGTCTTGATCTCCCGGACATTGAAGCGGTTCTTGATGCGGCTAAGGTCGTGCCGGAACCAGTAGGCCACCAGAAGCGGTTTTTCATTGGCGGCCTCGATGATATCCTCCAAAGCGTCCAGCTTCCTATCATGAAACTCAATGACCTCGCCGGTATCGGCATAGATGGCACCGTTTGCCAGCTGGGAGAGCTTGCCCGTCAGCGATGCGGCATTGGCAGCGGTCACTTCGCCGTCAGGGAGCTGTAAGATGAGCTCCTGCTTCAAATCCTCATAGCGGCTACGTTCAGAATCGGATAATTGGACTTCATATTCCGTCGATACCAGCTCCGGCATTTTCAGATGATCGGTGGATTTCATGGAAATCGTGATATCTGAAATCCTCCGGTAAATGGCATCTTCTGCATAGGGTAGCGGCTTATAGGAATATATGATTTCGCCATTTCGCTTGTCCGGAATGAAATAATTTATGCGGTACTGTGTGATAAAGCGACCGAGGCGCTGCCCCTTATCCAGCAGCTTGAATTCTGCCCAAAGATCCATCAGTCCGTTGGAAGAAGGCGTGCCGGTAAGCCCGATAATGCGATGGAGCTTCGGTCTCACTTTCATCAGGGACTTGAAGCGCTTAGCCTTGTGGTTTTTGAAGGATGAGAGCTCGTCGATGATCACCATATCGAAGTCGAAGGGAAAACCGGACTCGTCAATGAGCCACTGCAGGTTCTCACGGTTGATGATCGTGATATCCGCTTGCTGCATAAGGGCTGCCTTCCGTTCCTTTGGCGTCCCGACTGCGACCGCATAGGTCAGACCGCTAAGGTGCTCCCATTTCTGAAGCTCTGCTGGCCAAGTATCGCGGGCGACTCTTAAGGGAGCTACCACCAGCACACGGTGGACTTCAAAGCTGTCAAACAAGAGGTCGTTTACTGCCGTCAGACTGATGATCGTCTTGCCAAGTCCCATGTCCAGCAGGACTGCGGCGACAGGGTGCTTTTCGATATAGCGGATAGCATAGTCCTGATAATCATGTGGATTGAAGTTCATCGATCATCCCTCCAATCTGCTCCGGGTCGTCAATGACGTATACCGGAAAGCCCAGCTCCCGCAGCAGCCTGTGACGTGAGAGCTGGAGCGGGCGTGGCTTTTTGCCGGGTGCCTTCAGCTCTGCGAAGCCGATATGGCCGTCAGGGAGTAAGATCAGGCGGTCGGGCATTCCTGCGAAAGAGGGACACACCAGCTTAAGCGCAATTCCGCCATGCCTTTTCACCGCCAGAGTTAACTTGTTTTCTATCTGTTTTTCTATCATTGCAAACCTCCGTCAGGCGTTAATTTCCGGGGATGTGCAAGGTGTATCAATGGTATTTACTGAACTTTTTCTTAGAGCTATTTTTTAAGGCCTAAGAGAGTTTTTATATAAGACCTTGATACACCTTGTCATAGTCCCGAATTACTGCAGAAAATCTTCCTCTGCGCCGTTATCCTCACGAATCTTTAAGCCCTTGAAATAGCGCTTCCGGTTCAGTGTCAGCCGCTCAAATCCGGCCTTCTCCAGCGCAAAGTAAAAATCTGCCGTGCTTCGCACATACTCATTACAGTCCAGCGAGTAGTTGCGGTACGCCTGATAGAGAGCCGAGGAGCTCTCCTTGAAAGAAGCATCCACCTCGCACTTCTCGTCCAAGAAATGCCCGAACCAGTCGTTCTGGTTGCGGTATTCCTCGATTGCCTTCGTCACGCAGTCCGGTACCGGGATCTGGTAGTCCAGCTCGATAACCTTCTTGGCACCTTCGATGATCCACGCGAGAATGCTTTCACCGGCATTTTCATACAGGTACTCACCGTAATTCTTGATGTCGGCCTTGCCCTCGATCTTGGCATTGAACGGGATCACGATAAGCCTGCGCCAGATACCGTCATCGGAGGCGGAGACGCGAGGCAGGTGATTCGTATACAGCACCAGCGTATGGCAGGGCTTGAAGGAAAACGGGTCTTTATACTTTTTCTCCGCGAACACGTCATCCGTGGAGCAGAGCTGTTTGACGGTGGAGTCGTTGAGCCTTGCGCCTTCCTGCATTTCCGCAGCGATCAACAGACGCTTGCCTTTGACCTCCGCCATTTCCGGCTTGATGTTTCTGCGGCAGCCGACGGTCAGGGTGTCTGCGGAGATATTTCCGCTGTAAAGTCCCAGCACGCGGGAGATGGCATTCCAGAAGGTGGACTTTCCGTTGCGGCCATCGCCGTATGCAATAATGAGCGCCTCCACATAGACCTTGCCGATGACGGCCAGACCGCAGATCATCTGCACATAGTCGATAAGCTGCTGATCCTTCTGGAAAATTAAATCCAGATTGTCCTGCCAAAGCTGCGATCCCTTGCTGCCGGGTGAGACCGAGGTAATCTTCGTAATAAAATCATCCGCAGAGTGCTCACGGGCTCCGGCCATTCCTTTGCGAAGGTCGTAAGTTGCCTCCGGTGTGCAAAGAAGGAAGCAGTCCGCATCCAAATCCCTCGGAGAGATTTCCAGCATCGGGTGCGACTCCTTGAGGGTCGATGTAATGTTCTTGGAATCGCGCCTGCGGATAGCAAAGCTCTGGTAGGCCTTGGCAGCGAGGAATTCCTGATAGGCCTCCATCTGCTCGTCGTTCATCAGCTGTTCGGCCTTGGCCTTGGAGGTATTGTCGAGAATTTCCTGTGCGCCGCAGTTCTTGAGTTTTTGCAGCGCCTCGCACATAAGGCGACTGGATTCATTCAGCTGCCTGCGGGTTAGCTCATGGGCGACGGCCTGAGCGCCGGGCTCCGTTTCCTGCCAATAGTGATCGCTGTAGCGGATGAAGTGGGTGGCCGGTGAGTAGCGCAGCTCGTTTGCAAAATATTTCGAGAGCACCTCGGCCTGCCCGACGTCGGAAAAGTCCTCCGGCATATAGCTGTTTTCGTCGTTGTAGACCTCCGGAGGGACATACCCGTCCTCACGGCTGATCTTGGAATAGAAGCGCTGGGCGCTGTGCCAGATGGTTGTAAGCTCGTTGTTATCGAGAGGCGGCACACAGGTCGCGGCCTTTTCCAGAAAGCTCTGGTAGGCCTTTTCCGTGTCACCGTATTTCTTGATGACGATACCGGCAAAGCGGGACATGGTGGCGTTGCGGCTGCCTTCCGGAATCGTGGCGTCCTTTTCATGCCCGCCGGGCAGGCCTGCATCAAACTCGTCATCATTCAAAAATTCCGTGAGATTCATGCGACCGGGATAGAGCTCCACATTCGGCTCCTGTGTCCCGAAGAAGAAGCGTGCCGCATCCAGCGCATTCGTATCGAAATACGGGAAGATGGAATTGACCAGCTTCTTCATATCGCTGTAGAGGGTGGCGTCTGTTACGCGCTCAATGGGAAAGAGCACATGGAACTTCGGTCTTGCGGGCTTGCCATTTTTCTCGCGCTGGTTGAAACGGCTGTAGTGGATAGCAATGCTGACGCCGGGAAAAGCCTCCAGTACATCTGCCGGTGTGATCCAGTCCTTCGGATTTTCTGAGTGGTCGTTGTCACAGTCCACGGGAAGGCAGTCGGCGGAGAGAAAATTGGCACCGTTGCGATAGTGGTGCTTGTATTCCGCACATACATAGTCGTGGCCGACCGCTTCCTTTAAGCTGTCTGTATCCATGACCACGGTCTTATGCGGATAGGAGCAGTTTCCGGGATTGCCGATAAAATCAGCACTATAAAGGGTAAACATCAGTCATACACCTCCTCCGATTCTTCCTCCAGCACCTTCGTGATAAATTTCAGAGCGCGGATCATGGTCTCCAGCTCGCAGTCGCCGCCGAGGGTAACCTCGAATCCGTCGCAGCCATATTTACTTAAGATAGGCTTTATCTCCATATCCGTGCTGGCCTCGTCCTGAATGCGGAAATAGGTGCGGCCACCATGACCGGTGTCGCCTCCCTTATATCCAGTTGTCCCGGCCTCGACCTGCAGGATATTGCAGCTGACCACGTCGCGGGTGTATGTGGTGATCTCGGTGCCATCATCGAGCTTTCTGCGTCTTTCTGTTACTTCATACATAGCGTTAAACCTCCTGACATTCTTCTGTGAAATAGCGCAAGCGATAGTCCTTCCACTTGGCGCGTTTGATTTCTGCTTCCATACCGGATGAGATGCGGCTGCCGAATACCCAGACCTCGGCGCACTTGCTCATGAGGGCGTTCCCGAAAAACAATCCCAGTTCACGTTCTGCAGGATCGTTATCATCAAGGAACTGTGGAAACAGCAGGTGCGGTGCGATAGGGATATATCCCTTGTCTACGGCAAAGCGGCTGTAGCGTCTGGCGTTTGCTACGTTTGTCTCCACATCTCCGGAAAACGGAGAGCAGATGTAGACGATAGGCCTGAAGGCGCGTAGGGATTGCTTTTCATTTGCGGCAATCCGGGAAAGTGCTTCACCGGCAGTCGGGTCAGGATAGCCCTCGCTGTTGTGATAATCGTTACTCAAACCAGAGTCCTCCTTTCCGGGCAGACTTAAGGCGTCCACCTCCAATTTCCACTGGAGATGAACGCCTGATTTGAGCGGACGATTTTTAATCTTTTTTGTAGAAGGGTGTGATGTAACCGTCGGCGCGTAGCTGCAGGCCTTTTGCCCACGGCGGAGTCCTGCCCATCTGCTCACAGAGCACGTCGAGGGACATGCGCGGGTCGGCTTCGATGACCAGCTCGTCGTGGATGTGCATAACGATGGAGCAGCAGCGCAGCGTTTTCATGGCATAGCAGAGAATGTCGCGGGAGGTCGCCTGCACGATGTTTTCCACAAATTTCGGGCCATATGAGTCGAGCCGCTCCCATTTTTTCGTGCTGCCGATGCCTTCATAGGTGATACATTCACCGCCGAATTTGTTTGTGCCAACCTTGGGCTTCACATAGGCGAGGTTCCGTCCGGAGGGCAGTGTGATAAAGAGCATCCCGGAGCGGCAGGAGAAAGTAAGCCCGTAGCTGCTGGTCGTATGCTTATACTTCACAGCCTCCATGACAGCACGGTCGACATCCCACCAGAATTTCACGATATTCGGATTCGTCTGCCGCCATGCGTCCACCAGCGGAGGAAGCTCATCTTCAGATAAGCCCATCTCGATGGCTCCCATTGCCTTTAAGGCTCCTACCGAGCCGCCGTAGCCGAGCGCGAGTTCTGCGATCTTTCCTTTTTGACGCAGGTGGCCGTTTATGCCATGCTTCTCGACCGGGACATGGAACATATGCGATGCGCTGGCGCAATAAATATCGCCGCCATTCTCGAATACCTTCTGCCGCCACATCTCACCGGCATACCAAGCGATGACGCGGGCTTCGATGGCGGAGAAGTCAGAAACATAGAACTGCGTGCCGTCCTTCGGGATGAATGCGGTTCGGATCAGCTGCGAGAGCGTGTCCGGGACATCTTCATATAGAAGCTTTACGGCATCGAAGTCACCGGATTTCACAAGTGCGCGAGCTTCGGCCAGATCCGGAAGATGGTTTTGCGGGAGATTTTGTAATTGGATCAGCCTGCCTGCCCATCGCCCAGTGCGGTTGGCTCCGTAAAAAGCAAACATGCCGCGAGCCCTGCCGTCGGCACAGACCGCACGCTCCATCGTCTGATATTTCTTGACGGAGGATTTGGCAAGCTGCTGGCGGAGTTCCAGAACAGTCTGCAGCTGGGGCGGAGCGGTTTTGATAAGCTCTGCCACGACTTTCTTACCAAGGGTATCGGTTTCGAGGCCGTTGTCAGAGAGCCACTGCTTCATTTGCTGCACGGAGTTTGGATTATCGAGCGACGTGATATCCTTCATGGCAGCAGTGAGCTCTGACCGGGAGCGGGTATCCATTTCGATGGCTTCCTTCACCAGATCCATATCGAGCCGCACGCCACGGTCGTTGATTTCCTGATCGATGTGGTACTCGTCCCAGACCTCATCCGGTACCGGGAATTTTGCCAGACGCTCCTTGATGCCCATCTCGGTTTCCACGTCGCGGATATTGTATTTTTTGAAGGCTTCCCACTTGTCCGGCGCATGGAAGGGGTGGTTCCTCGTGCGACCGCCATTTGCTTTCGTCGGAGCGCAGGGCACGGAGAAGTATTTGATGAGCTCCTTGCCCTCTGTGAGCTTTTGTTTCTCAAGGCCGAGGACGGCACCGACACCTTCCAGAGAAAGCGGAAGTCCCATCGTGGCTGACCAGACCATAGAGCAGCGCCAGCTTTCCGGATTCAGGAACCGGGCGCACTCGGTCGAGAGAGGGTGGTGGTCGTGAAAGGGATCAAGGCTCACTCCCAGATCGGAAAGATACCGGGACAAGCAGACTCTTTCAAAATTTGCATTAAAAGCCCATTTGATGACACTATCGTCGGTCAGGGCTTCTATGATTTCCTGCGGCAGACGTTCGCCCTTTGCAAGGTCAATGACCGTCACATCGGAGCCGTCAGCGCTGTAGCCGAACAGCAGTATTTCAAAAGCCGGTGACTCGGCATATTTATATACGCCGCACTTGGACAGGTTCACGTCGCTGTAGGTTTCAATATCAATACTGAGTGTTTGCATAGATTTTCACCTCAATTCAAACAAGCGGCTTAAGATCGCTCCTAAGCCGCCTGCCGGTACTGGATTATTTCAGGGCTTCCATACGCTTGATATGGTATTCGTCGTCCTGCGCGGCCTTTTTCTCCTCGCGTTTCTCACGCTTGAAGTCGTTGATCACCGTCTGGATGGCGACCACTGCCCAAGAGACCACTACGATGCAGAAGCACCCGATCAGGATGTTGCAGAGAAGGGATGAAATCATAACTGTGCTTTCCATTGTTTTGCGCTCCTTTCCTTAGTTGAGAAAATCTTCATCGTCATCAGTAGCAAAGTCGGACTCGGCGCTTGCCTTGCCGCCGAGAGGCTCACCGTCGCGGATCTTCTGCAGGTTGTTGAGCCCGCAGGCGATTCCCTTGTTTCCAGAGCTGTTGAAAGCATAAAACGTGATGCTGGCTCTGCCGTACACGCCGCTGTACACTTCGGAGCGGGTGAGAATCGGATTCAGGTCTGCGTCCACGATGCCGGGAGCAGAGGTGGCGTTTGCATTGACGAAGTAGGCATTCTTGTAGGCCTCGTCATCCGGACGCTCCGCATCGCCGTCGCGCAGAGGCGTTTTCAGAACAGAGAGCGCCGGTACGGACTTGCCGTTGCCCTTGAGCTTGGCCTCGCCCTCCTTGTAGGCAGCCTCGATAGCAGCCTTGATCTTGGCGATGGTCTTGGTGTCGGACTTCGGGATGATGAGGCTCACGCTGTACTTGGGAGTGCCTCCGTTGATGGACTTCGGCTCCCAGACGTTGGCATAGCTCCAACGGGTGTTCTCGCCGGTGATGACTTTCATGGGATTCTTAACAGTTGCGTTTTTAGACATAATCTTGTCCTCCTTAATTTTCACTGAAATCAGATTTTGCATTGTTCATGGCCGGACGCTTGTCGCTCTCCGGCACGAGAGTAGGTTTGCCCTGCGGCTTCTCAATGAGGCCAGCAAGGACTTCTTCAAACCGGGCTTTGCCGAGGAGCTTCTGCATGGCGGTGACACCGAGGAGCTTCTGCTCATAGGGATCAAAGCCTGCCTTGGAAACGGCTGCGGCGACGGCAGCATCGTTTACGTACTTGCGGTTGGAGCGGCCTTCGACGAGCTTCCAGCCTGACCACTCCTTGCCAGAGAGAGCCTGCTGCAGGGCGTATTCCTTGATGTCGGAAGCCCAGCTGACCAGCTCATCCACTTTGCCGAGGATGACCTCGATCTCGGTATCCGTAAGCAGTGGCGGGAGCTTGAAATCATGCTGCGCGAGCTTCAGGTTTGCCTCAGCTCTGGCGCGACATTCATTCTTGACTTTGCAGAAGCCGCACCACTCGCCGCACAGGAAGTTCCCGTCACCGGTAAAGGCCAGCTCTGCGGTTGGCTTTAAGACTTCATCCGCCCAGCGGTATAGGTCGTCCCTGCTGATTTCGTAGGTGCTGACGTTCTGACGCCTCGGCTGGTAGATAGTCATGGATACCTGATCGATGTCGTAAATGTCATCGAAAAGCTCCAGAGCACCGAGCGCGTAACACTGCATCTGCGTATTCTCCTCTGCGGATACCAGAACGCCAAGGCCATGCTTATAGTCGATCACCCGGAGCGTGCCGTCCGCGATGATGATGCAGTCGGCGGTTCCAAAGCCCTGTTCTACCCAGCGGGAGAAGTCCACACGCTGCTCGATAAGGACTACCGGGTCATCGCAGGTTTCCTTGGCGGCCTCGACCTGCTCCAGCACGTATTCGGCATAGCCACTCGTGCAGTCCTCCATCTCCTCGGAATACCACTTGAGGCTGTCGGTCGGATCGTCGGCAGGCATACCGAGCGCGGCTTTGAGTTTGTACTCGCCAAGTGCGTGAGCGTCGGTGCCTTCCGCAGCGTAGTCGCTTCCTTTGTCCTCATAGGTTTCGCAGAGTCTCGCCGATGGCGGGCAGTGCAGCCACCTGTCGGAACTGGATGCGGACAGGATCGCGTGTGCTTTAGCTGCCATTGCCGATCACCTCCGCGTCCTGAAGCAGGGCTTCATAGTTTGCCGAATCAATCTCCGAGAGCTTAGCGGCACCGTACTTTTTAAGCAGGGCGCGAACATCTGCGGTATGACCGGCGCGGGACTTCTCGGCAAGGACGGCTCTTACGTCCTCCAGCTTCAGCTCCGGCTTTGGCTCTTCCTTGGCGGGTGCCTCAGTGGCCTTTGCCTCGTCGTCTCCGGAAAACTGCTGGTAGAGCCAGTCGGCTGCAGCATTAATAGAAGCAGCAGCGGTGCGGAGCTCTTCGATGGTCTGTGCCATTTCTGCCATCTTTGACATTCTCTTTTCCTCCTTCCTCGGATTGGCTTGCGGCAAGGAGTGAGAGGTTCCTTGCCAGTCTGGCGGATACGTGGCTGATGGAATTCAGGAGCTTGATCTCCTCATTCACGTTGCCGCCGGTGTCTGCGTAACTGCGGTACATCATGTTCACCTCGCTTTCTGAAGGCTGTGTTCTCTTGCCTTCACCTTCCACTGGAGATGAACTGCCGATTTGAGCGGAGGATTTTATAAAAAATTTCCGACCACCATCCGAATGAGGGACAGTGGCCGGAAAGGGTGTGATGCTTACTTGTTTTCGATCTTATGAAGCTCGGTGTAGTAGCGCTTCATCTGGTCTGCAAAGGTGCGCTGCGGGCGACCGAGGGCTTCCGCAATCTTACGGTCTGAAATCTTCGGATTGTCGAGGCGCATCTGGATAATGCGGTCTGCGTCCGGGTCAAGCTCACGGAAACGGGCGATGAGGTGCTTCAGCAGGTCTCGGTCAGCAGTGATATCTTCAATAGAAGGTTTGCTGTCCGGGATGTAATCGCCGAGGGTACCATTGCCGTCCGGGAGCGGCTCGTCGAGTGAAACAGTATCAGGAGCGTGATATTCACACAGATCGCATTGTCCGTCGCATTTCCAAAGATAATACTTCGGGCACATGCAGCGTCCGTGATACTGCTCACGTTTCTGGGTAGCCCAGATGTCCGGATAGAGGGTTCGATACTGCTCCTCAGTGATAGGTGTGAGTGTGACCTTGTACGGATTCTCCGGGTCACGAAGTGGAAAGAAACGCTGTTTGTCATTGTTTTTCTTAGAATTTTTCATTTTAACCTCCGGTTTTCGAGTGGTTCCCGAACCGGAGGTCTCACGAAAAAATAGCGTGGAAGGCCGACCGGAACGGGAAATAAATCCGTTTCAGTTGCCAACCACGCTCGTAGGTTGGGTTTATTGACTTGTACCCGCTATAGCCGTTCGAGCCACTCTGCATGCCGGGTGAGCGTCTGTAGCGGTGAGCCTTTTTACGCCTTGCTCAGGGCATTGACCGTTATCTGAGATCCGCTTCGATGGCGTATAACTCGCTGAATACGTCCGGCAGATCACACGGATTCAGGTCTTCGACGCTGTGAGCGCCGTATCTTTGAAAAACAGAGTCGACCACAGTCGATCCAACTTGGGAGCTGATAATAAACGCTGATTCTTCAAGGCTTGTGATATAACTGTCTTTTTCGTTGGTTGTCATTTTTTTTGCCTCCTTCCTCGCAGCTCCCTTTCCAGTAGGTGCTGGTGGTCATTCAGGCTTCACTGGAAAATCCGTGGCCAGCGGATTTATCAGCCTGTCTATATTTTCGTTGATTTCTGGTCGGGATTACATGGAGCGGACTTGTAGGATACTTGGATTTGACTTGTACTTTTTAGCTAAAAATCCCACCTTTGACTTCTCCAAGTTTAGATGTGGAAAAGTCACAGGTGGGATTGAAAAACACATAAATCTGTGATATAATTAAAATATCGTCTGTATTTTACAGGTACACATTACCTCACAAGATGCGCTGTTAGGAGGAAAAAGCATGAGCTACAGCTATAACAAGTTATGGAAACTACTGATAGATAAAGGCATGCTAAAAAAAGACCTCATGGCCAAAACAAAGATTACATCTTCTACAATGGCAAAAATGGGAAGAGGAGAAGCTGTGAGCATGGATGTTCTTGGACGAATCTGTTCAGAGTTGGAATGCAACATTGGAGATATCGTCGATTATGTGAATGAGGGAAAATAATTCCGAGAGGAGGGACTTGGCTGTGACACTTTGTTTTGCAGCACTCATCAAAGTATTAAAAATATGCTCCAAGCCGAAAGTCTACAACAAGACCCTCTGTGGAGCAGTAGCAAAAACAATTGATGAGTATTACGGGAATATATTAGAGGCAGATGATGGCACGGTCAGCCATCTGCTTTCTTGTGATTATAATCTTTCTCCCGAAAACATAGTGGAACCGGCTAAGACGGTAGCTTTTTCAAAAGTTTCAAAGGGAATGACGAAATTTGTGATTCCTTTACTTGATGCCGATAAACTTCCGCTTGGGGTTCTTGCGCTGCGCAGCATGGCTCTGTCCAGCGTGAACGAACCTGACGCTGTAATCGGCCAGATTAAGAGGACTGTCTTGGAATCAGCGACAACATTTGATCCGGCAGACTTCCTTGCGAATATTTTTCTTTATACAGCCGTTGCTGTAGAGAATAAATCTGGTAAGGACACAATTGACCTTGTCGATAAATTCTACGTGGAGGGCTTTGAAGCCCAGCGTGCTTCGATTCGACTGGAATCGGATACGATAATTGAGCCAGTAGAAATTGACCGCACGTTAAAGGACAGCGATTTTGATGCTGTATTCCGTAAAGTACAGTGTGACGATGATCCTAATTTGAAAAATAAGAGCGGACTAAATCTCTACTATTTGGACATTTCAGATTCCGCATTCGATTATATGGCGCTAAATGAATACCTTTTTGATAGCGTCGGAATGTATGTCTATTCCCGGACGCAAATGAAAGAGTTCGAGGATAAGAAAAAGATCAGGAGTGTAGGCGCAAAAGCCCTGCGCCTGATGAAGGCTAACGGAAAGCCTGATGAAAAAGGCACTGGAAATGAACTCGGAGAGATGCTGTTGTTTGCATTTCTGGAAGACGGACTGCATGCGCCTAAGCTGTTAAGTAAGGTAGAAATAAGCACTACGGCCAGACAGTTCGGCAGCAAGAGTGATTGTGTTCACCTGCTTAAGAGAAAAGTGAATGGAGAGATTAGCTATCAGCTGGTTTTTGGAACATCGTGTATAAACGGGAAAATTACGAACGCCATTGACAGTGCGTTTGAGGTGCTTGCAGCCATAAAAGGTAGTCGAGTAAGAGAACGGCAGATGGTTGACAGTACTCTGTTTAATCACACTTACGACGATGAAACAACAGAGTGGCTGCGTCAGATACTGGTGCCAAGTAAAACAAGGCAGGCCGCACCTGACATGGCTTTTGGTGTTTTTATTGGCTATTCGATTGACGTAGAAGCGGACGATAATGACACTTTTAGAGCAGAATGCATGGAGCAGATGGAGTCTGACATTAAGGCAGCAATTCCTTATATTGAGAAGAAGGTCTCTGACCTTAATCTTGGCATGCATTCATATTATTTCTACTTCCTGCCGTTCAATAACGCGGAGGTTGATAAAAAACAGATAATGGATGAGCTGCTGCTGGGAGGTGTGGATTAAATGAATGACACCACTGGCACACTTGGCCATGCAATATTTTCTGGATTGGAAAAGAACGAATACCTCAACGAAATTTACGATGCATTGCTGCACAATGATTTCCTGCGGCTGTTTCACATAAATGATACGGCAGCGAAGGAGGTTAGCACGGAAGATGCACTGCGGTTTGCTGACTTGCTTTCAAAGTCTATCAATACAGATCAGTCAGAACAGCATCGTTCTCTGGCTCAGGAGATTATTACTCTTTTAGATATGCTGAATCCCGATGATGAAGAGATCCGGTACGTTATGGGTGCGGTGCTTTCGAGCACGAGTAATTACCTTGGCCTGCAGCATAGCGTTCCTGATTTCCAAGAGAATAATGTTCTTGACCGTTTGTCAGATGAAATTAACAGAGATTACCTGCGGATTCCGTCGCAACAGAACGGCTATTTTCTTAGATCACAAAAGGCTGTATACGACCACATGACTGAAGATGATTATTTCAGTTATTCCGGCCCGACATCTATGGGTAAGTCTTTTGTAATGCGAACGTTCATCCGGGAGCGAATCAAGAAAAGCCCGGATTGCAACTTTGCTATTCTTGTGCCTACAAAGGCCTTGATAAATGAAGTGTCAAAGGAAATAGCTGACAACCTCGGAGAGCTCCTGCGGCAGTACGATTACAGGATTATCACATCAGCGGGAGCAATGATTCTTCAGGACAAGAATGAGCATAGATATGTGTTTGTGATGACTCCGGAGCGTATGATGTACCAGCTGATCGGTTTTAAGGATATACCGATCCACTACTTATTTATAGATGAGGCACAGAATATTTCGGAGAAAGAAGGCCGCAGCGCGTTTTACTACCAAGTGGTCGGAATGTTGAATCGTTCAGAACTGCGTCCTCACATGATATTTGCGTCACCACATATCCCGAATCCTGATATCTATTTGGAGCTAATTCCGAGTGGCGTTCAGGGTGAACGTTCAGAAATGACCTCGTTGTTTACTCCGGTTAGTCAGGAGAAGTTCTTGATTGATTTACAGGAAAGAAAACTGGGTTACTACAATGGACTTACAGAAGAATTACATGTAATTCATTCCTTCAAACAAGATAGAGACCTTCAGTCGTTCATCACAGAACTGGGTGAGGGAAGGAAAAATCTGGTTTACTGCAATGCAAAGGCAAAGGTCGTAAAGTTTGCCCGCGAGTATGCAGATACGCTGCAGCCGCTGGATGATCCAGACCTGATTGCACTTGCGGAGGAAATCCGAGAGCAGGTACACGAAGATTACTACCTTGCAGGTACCGTTGAAAAGGGTGTCGCATACCACGTCGGTTATCTACCAACAAGTATCCGACTGCGGATAGAAGAACTCTTTCGGAAACGTGACGGAGGCATTCACACCATCTTCTGTACCAGTACGCTGCTGGAGGGCGTGAATCTTCCTGCGGATAATTTGTTTATTACGGATCATAAAAACGGATCATATCCGATGTCGGCGGTCGAGTTTAGGAACTTGATCGGACGTGTAGGAAGAATTCAGTACACGCTTTATGGTAATGTTTTTCTGGTTTGTCTGGCGGATGATGATAAGACGAAGCCAGAAAATTATGTGACATTGTTAAGGAAGGACGTCGAGCCACAGACACTTTCTATTATGTCCATAAGCGACAGAGAGAAGGAATATGTCCTTGAGTGCCTGCGGCAAGGTAAGACAAAACTTGAAAAACTGAATGATCAGACGAATGAGCAATTTTCGCTGATGCGGAAGGCTGCGAACATCCTTCTTAGAGACATTATGCTTGACCGGAGAGGCCGTGTACGCAGGGAGTTCGAGGAGAAAATGACGGCAAACGATCCTGTTCTTATAAAGGAAATGTTTACCGGCAGGAAAAACGAACCGGACGATGACATCAATGTTTCTGTGGATCAGATTGATAAAGTCGTAGCGGCTATTGAGAACGGTTTGGATTATCCCAAGGTGAACATATACGGCTATGTTGGGTTCCAGCCGACATTGGAGTTCCTTGAAGGCCTGTGTGATGCATTCGACTGGGAAACCTACGAGAGCAGCACGCTTGGACGCGTGAATAATAAGGGGAAACATTCAAATCTCAGGTTTTATGCCACACTGCTGACTCAATGGCTCACCGGTAATGGGATCAAGTACATGATTGATCAGGCCATATCGTATAAGAAGGGAAAGAACATTTATATCAACGGAGAATCAACACCGTTCGATGATGGCGAAGAGCATAGGAACAAGGTGATTGAGGACACGCTTAATAATGTGAATGATATCATTCTGTTTCGGTTGTCGAATTACTTTATGCGTTTCTCGACCGAGCTCAAGAAATATCGCCATCGTGACTTCTTGCCGAACGATTGGTATGAGTACGTGGAATATGGAACCACGAATAAGATATGTATTCTGCTTCAGAAAAATGGCTTTTCTCCAGAAACAGCGACATACATTCAGAAGCATGAGGATATGTACATCATAAGAACTGACGAGGGTGTGAAGGTATCGCTTTCCTTGCTTCAATGCGAGCGGGCTTCTGTAAAGGAAGAGGCAAAGACGGTGCATAATAACATGCCGGAACTATTTGAAGAATAATTTTGTTCTAAAGATCATGAAGGAGGCTGGGGCGTGGTTGTAGAAAATAGCACATAGGTGCATTTCTTTCCATCTTGGAGATAACGAATCAAAGACAGCATTTCAAGCAAGATGGTGGAAATCAGGATAGCAAGAACGATTGGAGATGCATAACATAACCTGCCGTAAAAACGGTAGGCTGTATCTCTCTAAGCACAACACAAATGGAGGAAAGAACTATGATTTACACACTGGACGACTTCATCAGGGAGTACACAAAAATCTGCGACATGGGCTGGATTAGAACGCATAGGTCTGGCCCGACTGGTATTGGAAAGACGTTAGAAGATCTCCTTGGCATTGTTGAGAACAACATAGACGGCCCAGATTTTGGAGATTATGAGCTGAAGTCATGCCGCTTGGATTCTAACAGCATGCTTACTATCTTCACAAAAACTCCGCAGCCGCAAGGAGCAGCCAACACTCTGAGAATGACTTTTGGTTATTCGAGCGATGCATATGACAATGATGAGAAAGTGCTTCATTCTACACTTTCTGCAGACCGCTTTGTGTCCATTGCAGATACAGGGCACAGTCTGAAAGTGTCTTGCGATGAGACCAAGATATCTATTATCGCCGAGGACGGAAAAGCGTATGCGTACTGGACGAGAGACCAGTTAAAGAAGGCTTTTGAGAAGAAATATAAGAATAAGTTCGTTTATGCAAAGGCTCAATCAAGAGGAAGTGGAGCAAGCGAAGAATTTCGATTTGTTGAAGCATACGAAGTGTCTGGGTTCAACTATGATGCCTTTGTAAGGCTGTTAGAGCAAGGCAAAATATACATTGACCTTCGAATCGGGCAATATCACGGTGGAGCTAAGAATGGCCAAACGCATGATCATGGAACAGGTTTCAGGATCAAAGAAAACGACCAGCCTTTGCTGTTTAAGATTAATAACAGAATTGTATAGGAGGTCAATATGGCCGAAAGACGGATAATGGTATCTGGTGATTTGACTACAGATGCTAAGTTCAAGGAAGCGATGGAAGAAATAAGGGATCGCGGCTTCATAGAATCACACCGTAAGGGTGATACTGGCATCGGAAAAACACTTGAGGACGAGCTTGGTGTTGAGGAAAATTCTGTTCAGGCTGCTGATCTCGGCAGGGTTGAACTGAAAGCTAACCGGAAAAATTCCAATAGCAAGATCACATTATTTACTAAATCGCCAGACAAAAGAGGTGTTAATAATAAGGTTTTAAGAGCCAAGTATGGATACAAAACGGAAGAATCAAGGGAATTAAATCCAAATATTAACATATTACACACTACTGTGAATGGTAAGGATTTTAATTCTTTGGATGGAGAGCCTTTTATGAAGTTAACAGAGAAGGGCGATAAGATTTATTTAGAACATGCCACTGATGGAATTCTTGAAGATGCATGCTGGAGCAAGGATAACCTGAAGAAGGCATTTGATAAAAAATATCCAGCTAAGAAAATGTATCATGTACAGGCAGATTCAAAAGTTGAAAATGGAACCGAGAGTTTCCACTATAACGAAGCATATAGTCTGGAAAATTTCAGTTCAGACGATATGGTAGATTCATTGATGTCTGGTGATCTGGAAATGGATATACGTCTTGGGGTTTATGCGTCTGGTAGTAGAAAAGGTAAACCTCACGATAATGGAACTGCATTTAGAGTTTCTCCGAATAAATTGGATGACTGCTTTGATGAAAAAAAGAAGTTGCTATAAGTTTTACGCACAATGAACGTAAAAAGAGGAACTGCGAAATTCCTTCCAAGGACGACTCGCCCTAAATTTGCCCTGAAAACAGGTTGATTTCAGGGCAAATTTGTGGTATAATAAGATGACCGTCAAATTGAAAGGAGAAGATCATGAAAAACGACCTTATTTATCTCGATACTTACACGCTTCAGCAGGACATGCGTATACGTTTACCAAAGAGCGTACTGTCGAACATGAATATTGAAAAAGGGAAAACTAAGCTGGAAATTTATTTTGATAAGGAAGATAACGTTCTGGTGTTGAAGCCGGAAAGCTCGCAGGAGGATTCCCTTGAAAAAGATTAATGACACTCACGGAATACGGATCGAGCGCATCTGGTCAATGCCAAATAAGAACACCTTTGAAATAGCTCCTATTAAAGCTTTGCTGGAGGAAGAGGTTGATTTAAATAAATATTGGATTGATCCTTTTGCAAATAGAAACAAGATAGCGAGCGTAACAAATGATTTAAGCATGGATTACGACACGGATTATCATTTGGATGCGCTGGATTTTCTAAAGATGTTTGAGAATTCATCGGTTGATGGGGTTTTATATGATCCGCCCTATTCCCCACGGCAAGTCAGCGAATGCTATAACGATGTTGGATATACGGTTACTTGGGATACCACTAAAGCTTCGTTTTGGGGCAATCATAAGCGAGAAATATCTCGAATAGTTAAAATCGGAGGTAAAGTAATCACTTTTGGTTGGAACAGTGGAGGAATTGGGTACAAGTATGGATTTGAAATTGAAAGGATTCTACTTGTGCCACACGGGGGCTGGCATAATGACACGATATGCACCGTTGAAGTTAAAACTCATGAAGGTGAGTTTCGCAAAAAGAAAACGGAGGCTATGGAAAGGAAAACTGAGATGAGTAAGATGACTCAAAACGATGAAATGCTAATAAGCAAATTAAAAGAACTTCCGGTTGACTACTGGGACTTCCGTGAGGATGATACAAAAGAGTTTACTCATGGCCTTCATAATTATCCGGCGATGATGGTTTGCCCAATTAGCCGGAATATTATAAGACTGGTAAAGGAAATACAGCCGGTCAATGCGCTGCTTGATCCCTTTGCTGGATCAGGTACAGTGCTTGTTGAAGGCATGCTTAGTGGAATCGGAATAGTTGCGGGTAATGATATCAATCCTCTCGCTTTGTTATTAACTAAGGTGAAGACAACAGCCATTGAGAATGAGCCACTAAATAAAGAAGCAGATGAACTGCTTACTCGTGTAAAAATCAGAAGAGAAGCGTTAAAGGAATCCTTAGATTCTGTTGATTCATATGTGATTGAGACGCTTGGATTGGACGTAGCAGGGAAAAAGGGCTGGGGCGATGAGGCTCCTAAATATTTACAGCAATTTTGCTATGAAAGAGGACTTGATGTTACAATTCCGGATTTCAAAAACCTTGGATATTGGTTTCGGCCTCGTGTGATCCTTGAGCTTTCTATACTTAAATCGGAAATTGAAAAGATCGAGGATAAGGATATTCGAGACTTTATATTTATAGCCATGAGTGAGAGCATAAGATTTGTATCAAATCGACGGAACGGAGAATTTAAGATGTTCCGTATGCCAGTTGCCAAGGTTCAAAAATATAATCCGGATGTTTATGGCGAGTTTGAAAAAATCCTATATAGGAACATAGGTAAAATGCAGGACTTTTGCAAAGCGCTGGAAGAAGCGGATGCACATCCGGATGTGTCTGTTTTCAGAAATAATACCTGTACACTTGAGGATGTTCCTAATGACACATATGATCTCATTGTAACTTCTCCTCCATACGGAGATAGTCGGACTACCGTTGCATATGGAGAGTACAGCAGACTTTCTCTTCAGTGGATTAATTTGTTCGAACTCACGGAAAAGGAAATCATGGGTGTCGACAGATCGCTTATGGGCGGGAAAAAATATCGTAACGGCTTCGAGTTTACCTTGCAAAGTGATACTTTGCGTAAGTCACTTGAAAAAATTAAAGATGAGGATGTTGAACGGGCTGGAGATGTTTATAGCTTTTACGCTGATCTTGATGCGGCTATAAAAAGTGTTGCTCTGAAAACTAAATCTGGAGGGTACCAGTTTTGGGTGGTAGGTAACCGAACGGTTAAAAATGAATTACTTAAAACCGATGTGATTATAACTGAACTTGCTCCACAGTATGGGTTAACACCTATATATACTGTCGATAGAAACATTCCTAATAAAGTGATGCCTTCACAAAATTCACCTACGAATGTTACTGGAGCGACAGGCGCTACGATGACAATGGAGCACATCATAGTTCTTCGTAAAAACTGATTGGAGGCTTGAGGATATGGCAAACGAGCTGCAGCCTTTGTCGCTGCTTTTTCAAAATAGATTATTCCGAATACCGGACTATCAGCGCGGTTATGCGTGGCTGCAGCAGCAGTTGGCGGACTTCTGGGAGGATTTGATTAAT